TTTTGATTTTCATTATCAAAATGGTTTTTTTATTGGACATTTTAAAAGAAGGGTTGCTTAATAATGAGTAAAGCAATTATTGAAGATAAATATTCAAGATTAGATACTGATTTTGGTTTTAACTATTTACAAATGCTTACAGGTTTTACTTTTGATGAAATTGTAAAATTTGTTGGCATTAAAAGTAGAGGTAAAAACAAAGGTAAATTAAGAGGAATATTATATTGGAAAAAATGTGTTCGTGGTGGTTGGGTTAATCAAAGTATGGGTGGTTGGTATGAAGATGGTGCTAAAGGTTATGCAATAACTCCAAATACTAAATTTGACCATAATATTGATGGTAGAATTAAGATTGATTCTAATTTAATAAATGAAAATTGGTCTAAATTAAGAAAAGAAAAATCATGGTATGCAATTTGGAAAAATAATTTAAGAAAAAAATTTATTAAAGATAATAAAGATTATATAATTGGTTTTGATAAATCAAAAGGTTTAGGTGGAAGATTTATTTATAAAGATAATTTAGACATGGATATTGCACATGATTTACATGATAAATTTTACGATTTATGTATGAAAGAAGATAGAATTGTTAAAGTTCGTGAAAGAATAAAACAAAAAGCAAAAAATAAAATTTTTCAGTCAATAAAAGCTAACTCAAATACTTAATATCTTTTATAACTCCTTTGGGGATGACTTGGCTACGACCAAATAGATCATCCTCATCGTGAGTATCTTTATCAGCTAATATAACAACAAACTCATCTGTTTCTTTATATAACCAACCAAGAGAGTCCACACTACAAACGTTAGACTTATCAAGATCTTCTTTTTCTATCCATCCACCAAGAGAGTTCTCATTTGTATCAAGCCAAGTAACTAAAACTATCTTCATTTTTTCCTTAAATGTTTGTACTGTTTTCTTTGTTCGACTGTTCCACTAAAATAATCTTCGTTCCAATTGTCGTAGTAACCAATTTTTTTTAATGACGTACTAGCTTCTTCTAATTCATCAAATGATTGTATAAGTACCATTAGAAAATCGTTATGACTTTCCCATGCTGTATCTTGCAAGAAATCTATTTCTTCATCAAAATCCTCTGGATGTGATGCCATTAAATATACATCTCTTGGAACATACACATAGTTAAGTGCATGAATATAGTCGGCTAGTTCATCAGCAGTTATGGATAAATCAGAACAAGCAACGATGGAAATTTTACCTTTAAAATTATCAGCTTCTTTTATGACAGCTTCAAGGTATGTTGAGGGATCATTGTGTTCTATAATGTTTATGTGATTGTCTAGCCTTGTTTTTTTTGCGTAAGGACAAACAGGAAAGTTGTTTAAATGTTTGTTAGGTATTTCTAAAAAGTCTTTCGACCAGGATAATATATCTTCCTTTATCGTTCTCACTTTTTCTTTATTTGTTTAGAGATATACATATTCTTCACTAAACTTGTTTTCTTACCAAACTTCTTGTCTGCTTTTTTCTTGGCAGCAGAATATCCTTTTTTATTTTTTAACTTCTTTGACTTGCCTAGACTTTTTGGTCTTGGCTTTTCCCATACCGGTTTTTTTTTCATATCTCCTCATTACTAATGGTTGTTTCCACTCTCCTATTGTAAAAGTGTTTGTTAAAACTTCTGCAATTTTTTTAAGTTCTTGATCTACCACTTAACTTTATTTGACCAATAAGCTGCTGACATTTTACCTTTATTGATATTTTTACTATGTCTTGCTTTAAATGACTTGGAGCGACTTGTATTTTTTTTATCTCCAGACACACCTTGCTGACCAAAGCGAATGGTTTTTATTTTATCACCCTCTTTGGCAACAACGATGTGAGATTTTTTAGGATGCGATGGAGTACGTTTAGGTTTGTTAAAACCACTTACTCCTGCTCTTTTTAATCTTGGATCTGCCATTAATTAAATAGCACCAATTACTACGATTACGATTATCGCAACAATACCGGCTTTAATCCAATCTTTCATGCTCCAGTCAGACCACTCTTTTAAGTGACTCCATAAGTCTTGTAATAATTTCATATTACCTCCTATTTGCTTTTATTAGCTAATTTTTCTACTGTGCGTAAACTTGATAAACCGAGCATAGCTAGTGTCAGTTCGAGCATTATATCAGTAGGAATTTCTATTTTTTCTGTGTTTGGTAAAAAAAATTCTAATGTTGGTGCAACAAGAAAAGCATAAGCAAATCCAACTCCACACACCCACATTAAAAATGGTCTAGCACCTGCAACAAACATAGATCTATGACCTGCTTGTACTTTACTTATCTCTGCTTGTATCATGGCAGGCTTTTGAGCAAGTCTCTCTTTTACAATTTCTAAATTTAATTCTTCTTCTTTGCTTGTCAACAACGAGTCCAATACTGATCCAACAGCTTCAACTGGCTCTTTAATTCCACCACCACCAAATAATAATTTTTTTAACATATGTTTCCACCTACTTGTTCATAATAAATGACTAAATTACCTAATTGTATTGCGACTAAGATTGATAAAAGAACAGCTATAATAATATTCACTAAATGCTCTCTAAAATATGACTTAAATAGTGTACTCTATTTGTCGCTTGATTTTTGTACCATACAGAGTCTTTTAGTTCTTCCGAAGCTGATTGGTAATCGGACTTGCTTAAAGCGTCTATACAACGCTTAAAACGAGAAAATCCTGTCCTACCTAAGACAAATACGCATTCAATTACTACTTCACGAGCAATTTCACTAATGTTTGGACAATCTTTTAGTATTTCATCAGCACCTCTAACTGCAATAGCAAAATCGTACTCAAACACTTTATCTAAGTGTCTATGATCGTATTGTTTATCATCATCCCACTTCTCATCTGCTCTGCATAAATGACCATAACCAATAGTTCTTTTACCTAATGAGTCTAAGTAAACTTTATTGCGATAGCCTTCATGTTCTTTGATACGTTCCTTTAATTCTTGATAGTCCATAACGTCTTTTTCTTTCGTAAAATTTGTAAACCTTTTTCTAGGTAAATCATGGCATCGCCTAACTCTTCCAAAGTATCGACAAACATTTCTTCTAAATCTTTTTCTGCTTGATCCATAGTATTGCCAAACTTCTTTGTACCTGCTTGGGATCTATCGGCTATGCGTTGGCAAACTTTTCTTGCAATAGGATCTTCTATATCCTTCATATCGTACCAGTCCATTCTCCCTTATCGTTTAAGGGCATTGAGTAAATAACTGGCTGTGAATTTATAATAGCACCTACACTAATTATTGGTCTTTTGATATAATTTTTTGCATACTTAAATGCTTCATGTTTTGGATTTATAGAACAACCAACACACATAGCAAAGTTTAATGCTAGGGGGGAAGATATGAGAGTTAGTTGGCTCAAAGTGTGTTGATGTCCTGCCACATAACTCATTCCTAATTCTTTTGCACTAGCAACAACATTAGATTTAAAATGATGTGTAAAAAAAACTTTAGTCTTATTTGGCAGCTCTACAATAAGTTTATCATGCCAAGTCCATTTCCATTTTTTTTCTATTTCTAATATGTCGTTGATGTGTCTGAGAAAAGAATTTGGTATTGCAGATTTTTCTGCAAGTCGTTGAATGCGTATATCGTGGTTGCCATAAATGATAGGCATTGCAGCAGGAAATATTTTGCGTAATTTTTTGATACATCTAATAGCATCTTTTATTTCGTATTTTATATTAGGTAGTTCTGCACTATGCAAATGCTGACTTATAGCGTGAAAGTCTACAAGATCTCCAATATGAATTACTTGCGTTGGTTTTATTTTATCTCGTAATTTTTTTATCCATTCAAAATAACCTGGCATTTGATATGGAAAATGCGTATCACTAAGAATAAGTAATCTTTTTGTATTCATACATTTCCTTTTATATGGATGGCTAATCCAAAATTTTCATAAATGTATAAATTGCTCCTAATATGCCACCGATGAATAAGGCAACTTTTAATCCTCCCAAACCTTTGTTTGATATGGAGTTTAAATCTCGTATTTGTTTTTGCATGATAGAAATATCTTCACGCAAAAATTTTAATTCTGTTTTTACTTCTGCTATATCCTTTTGCCACTCAGACATTTGTATTACCTATGTGTGAACTACATTGAAATATAACTGTTAATCTTCTTTCTTTTAAATCTGCATCAAGATAATTAGCTAAATTGTTTTTTGCTAAATTACATTCTATATTATCGTTAAATTTTAAAGGTACTTCACTTTTAAAACATAGTGTTTGATCTAACTCTCCTACATTAAGCATACAAATCATGGCAAATATTTTAAACATTATTTCATTTTAGATAATGGATTATCTAATGCTCTCTTAATGTTTTTATCAATAGTTTCTTCTAGCTTTGTCATAGCTTCATTAATATCTTTATCTAACTCATTCATGTCATCCTCAATTGATGTTAATGTTTCTTTTAAATCTTTACTATTATCTCTAGCATCTTGTTTTACTTGTTGCTCTACATCTTCAACAATAGACTCTATACGTCTGACATCAGTTCTAAGGTCTGTCTTTAATTCATTAGCTACATCAGACACCAAAGACACTTCTTGCAAAATCATACTCATTTCTGTTTGCATCATGTCTACTTCTTGTTGAACTAACTCTAATCGTTTATCAAACTCTGAAAAATCTGGTGATACATAAGATGATACAACTTCTTTTAGTTCTAAGTAATCGTCTATAAATTTATAAACTGTCCACCCACCACCAGCTAATGTTGATAGGGCAGTTAACACTAAAAAAATTTTACCGCCTTTAAATTTTATTCCGCCTGGTAATTCTAGTTCCGCCATTGGCTATCTATCATGTCGTTCATCAATCCATCACTTCCTGCAAATAAAAAATAACTTGCTATATCGTTATCGCTAATGACACTATCTGGCAGTGTTGCATTAGTAAAAAATCCTACTCTGTCGTTAATTTGTTTTTGTGAGTCAAAGAAACTTTTAGTATTACCTAATACTTGCATTACAATTAATGTTTTCATTTGATTAGCAGAATCATATCGTTGCTTGTCATCAATCTTTTTCATAATTTTTTTGACAGCTTTTTCTTTAGAGCTTTCTTTCTTAACTTCTTTAGGCTCTGGTTTAGGCTCTTCTTTTTGTTCTTCTTTAACTTCTGCTACTTCTTTTGTTTCTTCTGTTGTTTCTTCTACAGGTTGTTCTTCAACAGCTTCTTCTACAGTTTCTTCAACAGGATCTTCTATTGTTTCTATTTCTGCTTCAATCTCTGCTTCTATTTCAACTTCAATTTCTATTTCAGCAATTTCTATTTCTTCTATTTCTAATTCAACAGTTTCATAAGTAGGCTCATCAATTTCTATTGGCTCTAAAATAAAACCTTCATCAGTATCTATTGCATCATTAGACTCAAAGACATCTTCAACAACATCTATTATGTCCTCTGGTGTATCTATATTTAACGCAATAAACATTTCTACCGAAGTGATAGACTGTGTTATTATTGTGTTAACCACATTGTAAAGTACATTGACAGACACATCGTCAAATAAAACTCCAACAGCAAGGTTTATATCTCTGCCACCTACTTCAATAATAACTGTTGTAAGACTACCAGAGAAATCAAATCCACCTTCATAGGCTTGATACCCACTTGCTACACCACTTGCTGATAAAACATCTGTGCCACTAAAAACATTAGTGTTACCATCTTGACCTATAATTTTCATATAGATAGAGTCTTGGCTGTCTTGTTTATCTACTTTTATTGTATAGTTAGTTCTACCGCCATACTCTATATTAAGTTTAGATATATTAACTGTTTGAACAAATGTTGTTAAATTAGGATCAGTTATTTCAGCACATCTATCTGTGCCTAACTGATTACAATAAGAGCCAGTTGGCATTGATGCACTACCTTGACCACCCCAATCGTAGTCCATATCGCCTTCTTTTGAAGTCGTAACGTAGTCATTATTACCATCT